CCAGCTCGTCTCACCACTGCCATGAGTGCACAGGCACAGCAGATCATCAACGCTGTGAACCCTACACCCATCCCGGCATACCAGGTTCCCAACCCTAATGTATATTACGGATGCGGATGTAACACTGGTTGCGGATGCTAAAACTGCATATCGAGTAACTTAACCTTAAGGTTATGTCTGCTATGCAGAATTACTGACAACATGGGGCAGACTATATGGTTTGCCCCTTTGATTTTGAAAGAGAGGTATTTATTATGGCTGAATATACAGCAGTAGCATTACAGACTGTGGCAGCAGGAGCAGACGTTGCTTTTACCGAAACTGCCGTAAATGGAAGTAACTGTATCAATCATAGAGAGGGATCCGGAATTGTGAAGTTAAGAGGTATCACTAATCAGTGTCGTGCAAGATTCCTTGTAAGTTATTCCGGCAACATTCAGATTCCCACTGGTGGAACTGTTGGGGAAATTTCCCTTGCGTTGGCGGTAGACGGAGAACCTTTACAGTCCACAATAATGATTGTAACTCCGGCAGCAGTAGAGAATTTATTTAATGTTTCTGCGCAGGCTTACATTGATGTCCCTCGTGGATGCTGCAGTACGGTAGCGGTTCAGAACACTTCCACACAGCCTATTCAGGTACAGAACAGTAATTTAATTGCCGTTCGTGAAGCGTAGGAGGTGAAAATCATGGATATTAAAAGAATGCATGAAATGATTGAAAAACTTTCTGAATGCGCTAAAACGCAGTTTGACAAGGGCATCGACCATGTAGACACTTGCGAAATGGGAAAAGTCATCGACATGATGAAAGACTTGTCGGAAGCTATGTACTACCGTGAACTGACAAAGACCATGCAGGAATATGACCCGGACGAAAACATGGAAATGTTTGATCGTTACGGTGACGGTGGCAGACGGTTCTATGACCATTACCGCTATGCTGACGGCAGATTTGCACCTAAAGGTCGTGGAACCTACCGCAGAGGTTATGAAGAGCCACCCTATTACCATATGACCCCGGAAATGTATCACCGTGACATGGACAGAGACATGGGGCGTATGTACTACACGGAAACTTCTTCATCCGGTATGCGTGATGCAAGAGAGGGCAGAAGTGGAATGAGCCGCAGAACCTATATGGAAAATAAGGAACTGCATAAGGCTAATACACAGCAGGACAAGGAAGCTAAAGTCCGTGATCTGAAAATCTACATGACCGAACTGGCAAATGACATGACGGAAATCATCAACGATGCAACACCGGAAGAAAAGACGGTACTTCGGAACAATCTTTCTACACTGGTAACAAAAATTGTATAACACACTTAAGGGGCTTATTTAGCCCCTTTTATGTTGGAGGTGGTAAGTTGTTCACGATAAATGGAATAGACTGGAATTTAAGGCTTGTGCGCAGTCACAGTCCTATGCTGATGCGTTCTGACGGAACATATACTTTTGGCATGACAGACAGGAACACAAGAGAAATTTACATATCAGACATGATTCACGGTAATTTCTATGACCGTGTGCTGTGCCATGAATTGTGCCATGCGTTCTGCTTATCCTACAATCTGACTATGGACATTCAGACGGAAGAGATTGTTGCTGATTTTTTGGCTACCTACGGAAGAGAAGTGTTTGCTGTAGCTGATGAAATTATCAAAAATTACATGAGAATGCTTGCGTAAATTTTTCTTAAATGCTACAATGTAGGTGTCGAAGCTATAATTTAAACCAGCTGAACAGTAGCAATGCTTTTCAGTAAAAGCGCATCAGGCATGTATTTTAAAAAGAAGAGTGTCCTTGTCGTGGAGGACATTCTTTTTTGTTTGTTTAAAAATAAGAGCACCCTTTCGGATGCCCTTAAAATACTATATTCTATTGTAATTTGATAACTTCTTTGTTGCCCGTCCAGAAACTTGTTTCGTATTCCAGTTCAATACTCTGCGCATTCTGCGGAACTACAAATGCAATCTTGTAAGAAGTTTTTCTACCGCTTGAAATATTCGCATTCAACGAAGAATTATCAACAACGCTATAATTTTGTTCACAATCTGTATCGTCTGCGTAGCACTGGAAATCGTAGATGCTTACATACTTATCATCTTTACTGTTGTTCTGATAGGAAACATCAATCATAATGTATTTTGTTCCATCGGTAGGAGCGTTCCAACCGTATTCATCCTCATAATCAGTGTAGTCAAGGTCAAAATCATTAATAGTGACTTGCAAGCCGTCCGCATCGAATGTGTAACCGGGAGAAATAACAAAATCTGATTTATTTACAACAGGTGAAGAAGTAGACTCTTCTGTTGCTTCAAGCGAAACTTTTACTTCCGCAATAGGAATAGAAACATCATCAGATTTATTGCCTATGTTATAAACTATGACTGCAAGAATACACCATATAATGGCAAACCACGAACCAGTATGCAATTTATTCTTTTTATCACCAGTAGCAATGTCGATTATTGCAAGAATAACAGCAACCGGAATAGTAAATGTCAAAATAGAAAACACAGCTGCCAACGTACTTAATGTGCTCTGCTTTTTCTTAGGCGACTTTTGATTGTTCTGAACTGTCTGATTTTTTTGCTGTTCCAAAATGTCAATGTCAAATTTAGACATACAAGCATCACAATAACCTATTCTGTGATATACCGGCAATCCTTTTTCATCCGTAGCCACCTGTTCCGGAACAACTCTCATTTCTTTACCACACTTGTAGCAATTCATAACATTTCCCCCTATAGGTTTTATTAAAAATCTCATTTTTTGAGACTTTTTTCGTAAAAAAATTTTGGGTCAACCGTTTTGATACCCCCGTAGGTCTGCATTTTCATCCGAAAATCTCATTTTCAGAGGTTTTTGAAAGAAAAATTTTTCTACAATTTTCGTGCTAAAAATTTTCAATCCCCCCGGGGTAGCACTTTTCAAGCTGAAAAATCCGTTTTCAGAGTTTTTTCGCAGATTTTTTCAGACCGATTCAAGGCGTGGAACATCTGTGTGCTTCTGCTGTGCAAGTCCTGGACCGGTCACCCGGTCACCGTGTCGCAGCTTTCGCAAGGTCTCCGACTGCAGAAAGCATGGAACCATAGGCAGACCGCAACAGCTCCGCAGATTCCGAAGACAGACCACCGGCGGCACTCTCAACCCGAATGACGGTTTCCAACCGTTCCCCGGCATCCGATACGCTCTCCATAATGTCATATATATGACCTATTCCCACTTTTCGCATTTTGATAAAATCCCCCTTGTAATATTTGATTGTACACCAAGACAGCGCAAGCCGTCAATATATCCGGGCGCAGGATCTGACCGGATCCGGTGGAAGAGTAACACAAATAGACCGCCAGACGTCAGCAGATCACACGGAACACGACAAAAAGACGGTTGCAAGCCGTCTTTTATCTGTTTTCCAGTTCAAAAATCGCCCCCCGTAGTGCGGCGGCTATCTCCGTGTCGTGCTCTCGTTCCGCACGGTCTAACAGATTGTAAAGTCTTTCAAGGTTCTTTTCTTTCATCCTATGTCAACCTCCCATTTTTAATTTTTGGGTAAATTCCACCCATAAAACCGCCGCCGGTAGTGATCCGGCGGGCATCCTCTGCGGCGGCTATTGTTCGATGATTTCAAAGCATTTTTTTATTTCTTCCAGGCTGTGACAGCATTCCCCACCTGGATAGCGATATATAGCCATATAATCTCCACCGCCTAGAGGTTGCATATCTTTCAAATATGCTCTATATCCTCCGTTGCCTTTTATAATTTTTGGGTATCCGTCTTTTCTCATTTTTTCAATAATTGTCATGTCCTTATTTCCTCCATATTTTCAATTTTTCCCGTTTACGGGTAAAAGCAAGCCGGGGGCACGATCCCCGGTGTAAGCCTGTCTTACTTGCTTAACTCTTTATAATACCGGAGCACATACCCGGCAAGCATTGCAAAAATTAGTAATATAAAATTCTCCATGCTCTTATTCTTCCCCCATATCGTCCAAAACTTCGGCGATTGCCTGCCCTAACAGATAACATCTAATTGTTACGTCCATTTTTTCCCAGTCCTCAGATAAAAAACATTCTCCAACCGTTGCGGCATCTGTTCTGAACTCTTCGCAAGCATCTTTTAAAAGATCAATGTTATCTTTAACATATTCCTGCGCCTGTGCTCTGCTAAAAGTGTAAGAGCCGCTTGCGTTTCCGGTTACGCTGTCTTCTGTAAAAAGCTCATCATTTAAGTAGCTTTCCAGCTCGTCACGGTCTGCAAAATCTTCTAAATTAATCTCGTTGTTGATGTACTCTTTGATATCTTCTTTCATTGCTTCTAAATAGTTATACATATTGATTTACCTTTTCACCCGTGTTATAATTTGGGTGCCTTTCTTTTTGGGTGCCGGTGTTCGCTTGGTAGGTGTCACCGGCTTTTGTTTTCTGTTGTTAATGCTATTATATATTGAGTAATTGCATAAGTCAATATAAATTGAGTAATATTTTACAAAATAGCATATTGCACAATTAAACAATAAATATATTGAGTAATTTATACAAAAAGGATGTTGTATATTGATAAATTAAATTGAGTATACTATAATAAGTAAAAAGGAGGTACACAAAATGGAATTATTGGAAGCAAAAAGAAAATTAGAACAGCGTTATAATAAGCAAAACGAGTACAACAAATCTAAATATGATCGGGTATCTGTCATGCTACCAAATGGATATAGGGACCAGGTGAGAGCAGCAGCAGAAAAGGACGGCTTAAGCCTAAACGCTTATATATTAGATGCAATAAAAGCAAAAATGAAAAATATTGAGTAATTTATAAAAATGTATTGACATTACAAATTGAGTAATATATAATTAAGATACAAACAAGCGAAAGGAGCAAACGACATGAAAGGAACACCGGAGCAGATCACAGCAAAGAAAGCCGCCCGGATCCGCTCAAACGTCCGGCAGTTCTTCCGGTACTACCGGGAACAAATGGAAAATACCGAATCGGAACGGCTGAAAGAATTTAACCGGGCAGAACTCCAAGCACTGGAGACGGTGCAATTGGAAACGCTCCAAGCACTGGAGAACATGACCGATCAGGAGTTATTAGCCAGCAAGACCGCATACGGTGACAGGGTGTTAATTGACCGGATCACAGCGAGAGCGGAACGGATCAGAAGAACAAGTAAACAAATAGCTTAAAAAAGAAAGGTTAAAGGTGGCAAAATGAGAAAATACAAAGTAATTGAAGACAATGGTGGAGGATTAACGTTAGTTGTATTTGGGGAAAACGGAGAAGTCCAATATTTGTGCGATGGGTATCAATTCAGGGAAAAAGGAAGTTTGATTAATGATATCAACGCTTTGAAAAATGGGGAAGACCCTTCCTACTGGGATGGCAACGTAGACGATCCACAAGCGGCATATGACGAAATAAATTCCTTTGATTTTGGCTTCGAAGTTGTGGCGGATGAAGATGGAATTTACCCAAACAAAATGGGTGTAGCTGCATCTTTGGAATTTGGCATTGATGAACAGTAAAAAATATGCGGAGCGCAAAAGCTCCGCTTTTTGCGTTGGAGTAAAAAAATGAAAGACAATGTACTACCGAGAATTTGTAAAACGTGCGGAATTAGCTTTTTAGGTGGCCCAAGGGCATTTTACTGTCCGGAATGCAGGCAGGAACGAAAAAAAGAACAAAGAAAAAGATATAAAGAGCGCAACAAGAACGGATCTACAACTCCACTTGGGTCTATTATACAGTGCGAGTCTTGCGGATGCGATATAATTAAGTGCAGCGGCTTGCAAAGATTTTGTAAGCAATGTGCAAAAAAACATCTAAAAATAATTGATAATAAACAGTCTTTAGTCTGGAATAAAAATAATCAAGTAAAAGTCAAAAAATCAAAAAAATTATACAACGATAAAAAGCAAGCAACCGGAATACATAAAAACAGCGGCATCCCTGGCGTTAATTGGGACACGGTAAAAAACAAATGGATTGCTTGCGTATCTGTTAATCATAGGCAAATCAAGATTGTGACCACGTCAAATATAAATGTCGCAAAATCGGCAAGAGAGGAGGCACAAAAAGCAAAAGAATCCGGACTATTAACAGATGATTTTATAAACAAATTAAAATTAAAATATCGTAATCTATAAGCAGGTGCAACAGCCTGCTTTTCTTGATCTATTTTCACTGCGGCATTTTAACGTGCTAAATTTTGTAGACAAATTGTAGACATTTTGTAGACGCAGATTAAATAAAAGGAGATTAGATAAAATAAAGGTTAGATAAAATAAAAGTAAATAAGAGCAGAAAGACATTGTATAACCAAGTATATATAAATACTAGAGCCGAACGGCTGCCACAATACACAAATCTGCAAAATTACCTGTCTGTCTGTCAAAAAATCCCATTTGTCAAATTTAACCGGATGATATTTTTTAATCGCATGATTTTTATATGCTCAGGATCACCGGCAGACATACCACCGTAACAAATTGTCAAACGTGTAAAAGGTTGTTGTGGATTTATAAATAGCACTTATGGTATGATAAAAGCAGTTAGGGAACCGACGCTAACACGGTGCGAGTGACAGCGGTGCAAATCCAACCCCCTCTGGATATGCAGCCGCCCAGATTGTAACCAAGACCACCGGAGCCGACAGACCAGAACCGATCAGAAGTCACTAGCTGATCACTTTTGTAAATTTATGTTTTTGTCTGATCTGTGGAGGAGATCAAAAAAACATAAGTTTATTAAGTGATGCTTGTGATTTTTTTATTGCAGATTTTAGGAGGTGCAGAAATGGAAAAAGTGGAAAATACAGAAACATCTCAGGTTTATGAGAATGACATGGAGTTATATCTTTCCCAGTTCTGCAAGGATCAGAAAATCGAGGATATCAGGAAAGAGTCTCAAAGCGTTTGGAATGCTGCGCTTATGTATATCAAACGACATGCTTTTAATGATCCGGATTGTCTTAAGTCTAAATCCCTTGTAAATACTACTGGATCATTTACGGGTGGAGTAAGTAACTATAACGCTTATAACTATGATTTAGTTAATCGTATATGTGATTATTATATATATATGTGTATGATGTATGACAAAGAGGTATCAGCTATAGGATTTAGCTTATTAACAGGTATAGACAGATATACTATAGCTACTTGGAGAGATGAGGGCACTAAATTAAGTCCATCGTGTTCTGACATTGGCAAAAAAATATCGGATTTTCGCGAAGAGTCTTTAAGCGCAAAGTTAGCCACAGCAAAGCGCAACCCTGTAGGGATCCTGGCAATACTGAATAGGCATTACGGCTGGAACCTTCCGGGAGTATCGAGAGAGCAGCAGAACCACAAGCAAGCGTTAACTGCTTCGGATTTGCCACAGTTAGGCGTTGCAAATGGACAAAATACATCAATGTTGACCGATTCCAGAGCGTATGACAGCAACAACACAAATGCGAATGAGTAGCAACAACAACGGAAATGTGCGGAAATATGGGATAGTTAAGGACGTGTCAATAAAGACTGCGCGAAGCGCGAATTTTGCGCATAGTTGAAATATGTTGGTGATGATGGGGGAGGGGGTCTGACAGGACCAGCGAACAGCCCCTACTTAGTCCCTCAAATTTCCTCAAAAATAAAAAGACCTTTATCCAGAAAGGAGACCTAGATGCCAGATAATGTAAATCACCCCAGTCATTATGAGACAGGAAAATATGAGTGCATAGATGTAATGATTGAGACGCATGGGATTGAAGCTGTGAAGAACTTCTGCATCTGCAATGCTTTTAAATATCTTTACCGGCATGAGAATAAAAACGGTGTAGAGGATGTGAGGAAAGCTAAGTGGTACCTGGACAAGTATTTGGAACTGGTTGAATCAGACAAAGAAAAGCTAAAGAAATCTTTTGAAAACTTAGAAAGAAGCATTGAGAATATTCAAAAAAATTGGAAAATACCGCCAAATATTGAAATTGCTATACCGCTTTGCAAACATGAATCTGAAACATACAATGATGAAAAAGTTTCTGCGGAAGAGGATTTAAGTAAAGTTGCAACAATTCCTACGTTAGATGCAGGATCAAGGGCGCATAATCCACAAACTGCTAAGAATTTTGCAACTTCTGTATGAATTTACAATGATCGAGGTCACTTATGCAGATCTACGGAAAAGAGATTAAAGATGAATGTTCAAAATGTGGTAAAGTGCTGCAATGCGAATTGTTTCTGCAAGGTCACGGAATTAAGAGAGACCGTGAGAATGTTACGGAAATGGTTAGCTGTCAGATGGAGCACCAAAAGAGCAGGCTTGATAAAGAGCCTAAAGAAGATTTGCCAGTTAAGGAGAAATGTGAATTGCCACCGGAGATTAAAGAGATATACACAGAGGTTTGGAAAATTCATAAAGAGTGCGCTAATCCGAAAACGGATGATGACTGGTCGTATCTTATCCGGCAGGGCAATTTGCTGATTAAAATACATAACAATAGCCAGTTTGCTAAAGCACTGGTAATGGCAATGATCGATGAAATTGAAGGAAGGACGAAGAAAAAATGCTTGGATTCATGATTTTAAAAATAATGACAACGTTGGTATTGACAGTTTTAGCAATATCTGCTTTATGGTATGCTCCAAAACAGAAAACAGCATCAGACGGAGTTATTTTATTCGGATTTGCAATGTTCCTTGCATTTGGAATAACTTTCGCGTGGGTATAGCCTATGTGGTTACCGGAGATTATGCGAATTATCCCATATCACATCGTTGAATGGGTTAAATTCATAAAGCCATTGTTATTGCAGAATATCCAGTGTTGTGTTGGCATTGGATATGTGGCAGAGAAATCAAGGCATCAAGAGTGTATGCAGCCTGTGTATGGGAAACGAAAAATGGAATAATGCGTTCGACAACACCAAGTTTTTCAAAGTACCGTGCACAGGCGTGAAAATTTTTTAGATAAAGATAGGGTGTTTCACGAAAATAATCCGGGAGCAGATGGTCTCTCTCCCGGAGTTTAGGACTATCGCCAAGCGGTAAGGCACAGCACTTTGACTGCTGCATCCCAGGTCCGAATCCTGGTAGTCCTGTTTCGCAGATGTTTTCTTCTTTCGGTCTTTGTCATCTGCGAATATTCCATCTACATGGAATGCTCCTTTCACCTCATAGCGGAATGCTGTTAAGAGCCGTCACAAGGCTCGTGAGGGTTTAACCGGTTTATGACAGCCCGGTTTTTGCAGAATACCGTTGTGGGTTTAATCTGCATCTGTTTTGTACCATACAACAGTTTAGAAGAGTATGTGGCTCAACAGAGATACTGCAACGCCCTTGCAGACACAAAATGGGCGTAGGTGGTGGCAGAATGGTATTGCAGGCAAAGAAGCCGATCAGTAAGAGTATTGCCGAGTGACAGGCGGACGATCACCCGTAGCCAGCAACAACACCTTTTCAGAAACTGATTTTGTGAGGTTCAAATCCTCACCCACCTATATTCCACGTAACCGCTTGAAGCCTTGCAACTATATAGCGGTGAAAACTTTATCTGCGGTGATAAGACGATACCGTGATTGAAATAGTCGGTAGGTAGCAGATAGATATGCCAGAAGTTCATCTGTGGTTATACGGCACAGGTTTTGGGGAAATATGCATAGTGGCGATTGCAGCGGTCTGTAAAACCGTGACATTAGAAACATCGAAGGTTCGACTCCTTCTTTCCCCACGATGTCGGATCGCAACCAACTAGCAGGTAACTGGCGGATGCCCTGCGAAAATAAAAATAGCTATAAGTGTTGCGCTGTGTCAGCACCTTAAATGTAGGCATACAGCTTATGGAAACGCACATGATCGGTTAGTCAAGTGGTAAGACACCACCATTTCACGGTGGTAACGCGAGTTCGAATCTCGTACCGATCACTGGGATGTAGCGCAAATGGAAAGAGCAGTGTCCTTCTAAGGCATAGGCTGTGGGTTCAAGTCCCATCATCCCAACTATTCGGTCAAATTATGCTGTCTGCCAGCAGATGGTCTATGTTTTGGCTGAAATTCAATGCTTGCATATTGCTATGCGACATTTTAGTGCGTAGCAGAACCCGGGAAATATGCTTGCATTATGCAGATATGGTGTAATGGTATCACAGTAGCTTGCTAAGCTATCCAGCAGAAATGCTGTCAAGGTTCAAGTCCTTGTATCTGCGTGCGTCGATGAAGGATTCGACCAGCAGTCATTATTGAGAAGTGAAAATACTAGTAAGTAGCTTTGTTGAGATAATGGCAAATCCTCTTGTTTTGGAAAGCAATGAAAAAGTTTGACCGTTTCAAGTTTCAAAAAATCGTGAAAACTTTATATACGTCTGTCTGTTGGACAGAAAGAGGTCTCCAAAACCTCTAACGAAAGTTCGATTCTTTCCGGGCGTGTTTATCCTTATCTCCACTTAGTCTGGCACTACTGCAATAGTTCAGGTCGATGGGAGATGTATGGATAGTAGTTGCTCATTATCGGTTAACGAAAAAAACTTCTGCGAGTAGAATTTGCAGATTCAAAAGTAGTCGTACCTTGTTTGGGTCGGGTGGGTTCGACTCCCACGGCAACTATTCCCTAGCTAAAACGTAAGCCACATATGTTTAGCGAAAACCAAGCCTATGAAGTAGAGAACAGACAAGACTGTGAGATTGTGGATAGTCAGTGACAAGTAGGCGGTTCGATTCCGTCTGCATGGGTTGCGGAGGATATGAGGATGTTTATAGACTGCTCTGCTTGCAAATACTGTTCTGTCGATTATTCTTTTGACGAAGAAACAGGGGACGAATATCCCATTTATGAGTGTACAAAAGGTAATGATACAGATTTAGATTTTGAATGCAAAGATTTTAAGAAATATAAACCGAGGAAGTACGTTGAAAAAGATACGGAATGTGATTGTTGCCAAAACGCTCATTTCTGTTCAAGATTATCGGGTACTTCTTTTGACTGCACAAATATGTTTGATAAACATAGACACGTTTTTTATAATCGTGACTACTGTTGTAAGATAAATGGTTCAAAATGGAACGATATATTAAAATTGCGAGAAGCAGGACTGAAAGATTCTGAAATTATAGAAAAAATCAGCAATGAGAAATTAGCGGAAATGGTTCGATACGTAAAAGAAAATGGGATTGAGTTACCGGAATCCATAAAGGAGCAGTGCCGCAAGGCAGGATACGAGGTGTGAGCAGAAAGTTGGTGGAAGAATGAAGCCATTAGAAGAAATATTTTTCAGAGCTTGCGTGAATGAGCAGAAAAGAAAATTACATTCTAGCGATCGGGAATTGAGCATAAGAACTATTGGTAATATTTTTGAAAGGCTTGGATTTTCGTACAAGCAGTTAATGTATTATGTCAGAAAGTGGTGTGACAGGGGTTTTTATGATTATGGAGTAACACTTGACTTAGGATGGTTTGAATTTAATAAGTTTACCGGAGAATATAAGCAGATTTATGATTCTATGACAAGTACGGACGGATGGAAAGATGGAGAACTTGCAAGTTATATTGTCAGTAATTCGTTTAATCTGGAAAGGATAACAAATTTTGCATTGAAAAAGCATCTTGGAATTGGAAAAGATGAGGACTTCTTCAATCCATACAAAGAGGGGTAACTAATGAAACATAAAAACAAATGTAACACTTGCAACAGGTGCGGAGCAGAAATAGGGAAAATGCCGGATTTTTTAAATTATTTGATTCCGGTAAAAATGCCAGCACATTTTCGTATGGATTATTTCGACAAGACAGGTTATATAGCAAATGAACGCCTGTTGAGAAACAAAATGCTATCCGCAACCATCGTTGTAAGCCATGAACGGAAATCAAAGGAATATGACTTATGCCCTAAGTGCCGGAAAGATTTTGAGGAGTGGATGAAAAATGAGCATGACAGCAGTAATTGAGAGCATAGAACGTGATGCGTTGCGGCAGGTCACACCTAAAAACATCGGGAATATTGAAAATATAAAAATTGAATGTACAACACTGGGAGAAGACCCAATTGTCGTGGCAGATACAAAGGAAGACGAGGAAGCTTTGAAAAAATGTTTTTATGTAAAACTGTCCGAGCATCGCTGCAGCAAATGCAACCGCCTGTTAGGCAAATTCAGCGGACAGGCTGAAATCAAATGCCCAAAATGTGGGAAAATCAATAGAATTGGGGTGAATCTTGGATGAAAATTATAAAACGACACAAATTAGTAGCACCGACCAAAAGATTAACCTGCGATAAATGCGGTTCGATATTTGAGTTTGAGAAAAGAGAATGCGATGCAACTGACATAATGGGTGTAATGCATGATGGTCTTGGCAGTTACAATATCAAGTGCCCTGTATGTGGGAAACGGTCGTATTTTGATTGGAAGTAAATTGAATATTTAGAGCACCAGTCGTAGAGTGCCTACGCAGAGAGCCAAATTTCCAAAATTTTAGGGAAGGAGGCTCTTTTATATTGGCAAGTCAGAGCCTTATATCGGCAGTAAACAGCTATGACAATTACATACAGCGCAAGGGAATTGATGAACAGGTCATTGATGCGTACATAGATGCTTTGGCGGTTGCTTTCCGGTCAGAACATGATGTTAAGTACGGATTACAGCAATCAGCAAAAGTAAAAACATACATTGCACAATATGTCAAGGATAAGACCGGCGGCAGAGTTGCAGACCTGGAAGTTTACGCAGGGGATAACAATACTTCATACAAGGTTTTGGAACAATTTTACAGTTCTCTCATGTATGAATCTGCTTATCTTGTGGATAGCTTTTTCTATTACATCGAAATTGACGAAAAAGATCCGTGGAAGAGGTTCTATTTTCCGAGAAGACAGGTTCTAAAGCCGGTAGTCGGAGCATATCAAGAGATTTACGATGGAAAACTGGATTTCTTATCAGTTTCACAACCGAAGCGTACTGGGAAAACCACCGGAGGACTAAAACTGGCACAGATGATGGGCGGCAGAGACCCGGACGGAAGCATTTTCGGTGTAGGAAAAGGTGAAGGACTGGTAAAGAGATTCTACGGTGGTCTTTTACAAGGATTTGAGACTGAAAGTACCTATCAGCGGTTTTTAAGTGTTTTTCCGGAAGCTACAAAAATAAGCAAAGATGGATACAAGAGCGCAGAAAATCTGTCTATAGACCTTAAAAGTAAGAATATATTCCCTACATTTACTTGCCGACCTATTGATGGCGCAATCGTAGGTTGTACCGAAGCAAACGTGCTTGTCTATATTGATGACTGCGTAAAGAATCACGAGGAAGCAAGAAACCGTGATAGATTAGAGTTCCTGTGTGAAAAGGTCACAGATGACGTTTTAGGACGTAGATTAGAGGGAACACCTATTATTATCCAAGGAACAAAATACAGCCTGTATGACCCTATTACAGCACTACAGAATAAGGCTGATGAACTTGGATGGATATGGAGAGAAGTTGCGATTCCGGCACTTGATCCGGTCACGGACGAAAGCAACTGGGAAATTTACCGAAAGGACAAGAAAGGTTTTAGAAAAATATTTACTACGGACTATTACCGGAAAGAAAGAAAACTTGTTTCCGAAGAAACCTGGGCTGCAGAGTTCCAACAAGAGCCATACGAAGCAAAGGGAAGAATGTTCTCTGAAAGTGAGTTGAATTATTTTGAGGAACTTCCAGTTGACAGAGAGCCGGATGCAATCATGGCGGCTTGCGATAGTGCCGACAAGGGAGAAGATAGCTGCGCTATGCCAGTCGGATATGTGTACGGTAACGAGGTATATATCGTTGATGTAGTATTTGATAATGCAGGAACACAGTTCACAAAGCCTGAATGCGCAAATATGCTTATTAAACACAATGTTAAAACAGTCACTTTTGAGAGCAACAGTGCCGGGGAATATTTTGGTCGTGATGTTATGGACATTGTAAAGTCGCAGGGAGGAAGATGTAGCGCAAGGTTCAAATTTAACTGTTCAAACAAAATTACGAGAATGGAAAATGCAAGAGATAATGTAATTCGTGATTACTATTTTCGTGATTTCAAGAAAATGGACAGGCAGAGCCAGTACTACAAATTCATGAAGGAATTAACCACTATGACACGTAGCGGAAAAGTAAAACACGATGATGCGCCGGATAGCATTGCACTGTTTGAAAATGAGATGCGTAGCGGATACATAAAGCCAACAGTAATTTTGTCAAGCCCTATATAGGAGGTAAATCAAATTGTGACCAAAGATTGTTTATTTTGTGGGAAAAAAGTTGAAAAGAAAAAATATGTCTGCGAAGAATGCGAAAATAAAATAAAAAAGTTAAAGCAAATCACAAGGATTGATGATGCTGCTTTAAAAATGAAAAAAGCACATAAAAAGTATTTGCATAATGAGTATGATTATGAAAAAGAGAAAGAAATAATTGCAGAAAAAATTATCAGCAGAGGATTTTCTTTTAATAGTAAAGATGAGGTTTGCTTTGCACTACAACTTGAAAAAGAAAATATAGAATATATACCAAACTACAAAATAGAAAACTATCAAGTTGACTTTTTCTTGCCTAAAATCAAGAAGATTGTAGAAATAGATGGTGAATTATACCACACAGATGAAAGCAAAGATTATTTTAGAGAAAGAGCAATAATGCATTTTGTAGGAGAAGAGTATGAGATTATCAGGATACCTGCAAATGATGTGCAAGAAGTAACCATTGGAGACATACCGGAAATGCTTGATTATATAAAAGAAAAAAGATTAACTGATCACAGATTCAGAGATACAAGGTATGATGAAGTTTATTTACTAGGTTATTTAAGGGAAAAAAGAAAGAGGGGAAAAAACAGATGACAACAAAAGAATATTTAGGGCAGATAAGCCGCCTTAATCGGATGATAAATAATAAACTCACAGAAATCGCACAACTCAAAGATATGGCGGTAAGCATATCTGCTCCGCAAAGCGGTGAAAGGGTACAGACTACACCGAATTTTGACAAAATAGGAACAAAATATGCCAAAATTGATGAAATGGAACGGAAAATAGATGGAATGGTGGACGAACTTGTCGATAAAAAAGAGAAAATCATACAGCAGATAGACAGCATGGAAGATGAAAACACATACAATATTCTGTTTGCAAGGTACATTGAAAAGAAAACTTTTGAAGTGATTGCAACAGAAATGAAATATTCATGGAGACAGGTTGTAAGACTTCACGGAACTGCATTGAAACAGTTTGAAAAGAAATACGGAGAAGGATATTTGAATGAATGATGTCATTGAATGTCATATATAAAAAATGGTAATGTTAAACTGACGAAAATATTTAAGATGCTTTCTAATCCTCCTAAAAGGCAAACAGCCGGGAATACCGTCTACGTTATGTGGGCGGTATTTTTGTGCGCAGAAAAGAGGTATTTATGATTTTTAACCAAAAAATTAGAGTGTACTGTCCGGGATGCGGACGGTTGGTCGGTGAATGCAGTTCAAAATCACACATCGACAAGACATATAAATGCCGGAATTGCAATAAGATGGTTGTTTACCATACGGAGACCGGAGAACGTGAGATCAAGAAACTTCCCAAAAGAGACCAAAGTAGCGGAATTACATTTATGTAGGTGATAAAAATGCAAACTGGAAGAATTGTACTTTATACGGATGTAGAAGAAATTACATACAAAAATGTCATTGATGTTTTGAGGAATGCCATAACAGACCATAGGGTAAATGCAGCAAGAATTAGATACCTCATGGAGTATGATGAAGGAAATCAGCCACTTAAAAGAAAAAAGAAAGTAAGAACAGACATTGATTGCCATTGCGTAGATAATGTGGCAAATGAGATAACGGAATTTTGGAGTTCATTCGGCTTCGGGAATCCTATTACGTTGGTTCAGACTGGAGATGCAGAAGATAAAGAGATTGCAGAGGGAGTAAAAAACCTTAATAAGCAATACAATCTTGTAAAAATCAAAACAAAAACACAAGAAATTGCTAGACCTATGTTAATAGGTGCTATTTGCAATGTTTTAATCGACGTAAATACAGAATGGAAACCTGGGAAAGCATATTTTACATATGATGTACTTAATCCAATGACTTCATTTGTTATCAAGTCAAGCTATTACGCAGATCGAAGAACAATGCTTGGAGTAACATTCCGGCATGATAAAAACAGCGGAAGTACATACTACACTTGTTACAGTAAAGACAGCAGATACGAAATTAGGGATATGAACAAAATCATCAATGGCGATGCTGTTAAAGATGATGCTAATAAATGGAAACACGAAGAAAGAAGCGGAGAAAAAAATCCTTTAGGAGTTGTCCCTATTGTTGAGTATTTCCGGTCTTATGATCGTATGGGAGTGTGGGAGCGGCAAATTTCCGAAATGGATAATTTGAATCTTATGATTTCGGATTTCTCCAATGATGTTGACCAAAATACACAAGCTATATGGCACACGAATGATGTTGATTTTCCTACTGTTGAGGAAAAAAACGAAGATGGTACAGTTACAGAAAGCGTAAGAAAGCCAAAGTCTGGTGAATGGATGCAAACATATACGGCATCCGATGGAAAAACACCTATTGTAGAAGCACTTGCTGTTAATTATGACTACGAAGGAATGCTTAACAATATACAGGTACGGAGACAAACAATCTTGCAAAAGTGCAATGTACCGCAAAGAAATGATAATTCTGGTGGCAGTACTGGTGTCGCAATGAGTGATGCTACAGGGTGGAGCCATGCAGAAGCAGCGGCATCAAAACAGCAGATGATTATTGATTCGTGCAAAATGGAAGAGGTTGAGGTTGTGTTAGCAGCTATCAATGCATCTTCCTATGTTCCGCAAGATGATCCAATGAGAAAACTTACAATAGCTGATTTAGAGCCAAACATCAAGCGACAAAAGACATACGAAATGTCAACGAAGGTGAATGCAATGGCTACTATGCTCAGTCATGGATTTAGTCTTGAAGATACTACTGATTCCATCCCGTTTTTCGATGATCCAAGCAAGGTATGCAGCAGAAGTGGAGAAGGAGTTCGCAAATACCAAGAAACTATTTATAAAACAAATAGCCAAAATGCTGGAGAAGGTGGGGATGGAGAAAAAGAACCAAATTCGGAAAGGACAATGCAAGACTTGTCAGACCAAATTTCTAACAGCCCTTTAATTGATAAGAGCCGTACAGACAAATAAATATCATGATATCAAGCCATTGGGTTTTCCCAGTGGCTTTTTATATGCCTTACGTCAGAGAAGACGTTAATCGCAAGAACTTAGAGAAAAAGTATAAAGAGCAAGATTAAGAAAGAATGAGGTAAAAATCATGGCAGATGTAACCACACAGACAACAGAAACACAAACAACAGAAGTTAGTGGACAACAGATTGAAGGCAAACAGCCTACTGTTGAAGAACTCATGGCGCAACTTGCTACGGAAAGAGCTGAAAAAGAGAAGTATAAAAACAGATCTGATAAAGCTAGTTCGGAAGCAGCAGAGTACAAGAAACAACTTCGATCGAAGCAGACTGCGGAAGAGCAGGAAGCGGAAGCAAAAGCAGAAGCACAGAGAATTGCGGACGAAGAAAGAGAGTCCATGCGAAAGGAACTTAACCACATTAAGGCAGTAGCTGCCTACAAGGGAGTTTCTGAAAAATCTGTTGAAAAGTTGATTGATGCGGTTTCGGAATCTGACCATACCGCCATTGCAACTATTATTGAAAACGAAAAAAAAGCGGCAGTAGCAGAAGCACAGGCTGAATGGATGCGCACAAGACCAAGAGTGAATATCGGTGGCGGCGAATACTCTGGTATGACCAAAGATCAGATTATGGCAATTCCGGACAGAAATGAGCGTAGACGTGCTATTGCAATGAACCAAGATTTATTTTAGGAGGTATAAACTATGGCAGCAGAAAACAATCTGATTAAGAAAGATGACCTTGCAAAAGCAAGAGAAATTGAGTTCGTAAACCTTTTTGGGTATTCCATTAAAAAGTTGGTAGAAGCCCTTGGAGTAACCAGAAAAATCCCTAAGGCAGCAGGAACCATGTTGAAGTCCTACAAGGCAGTAGGAACTCTTCAAGATGGACTGGTTGCAGAAGGAGATACCATTCCTCTTTCTAAATACAAAACTGTACCCGTAAACTATGAAGAGATTACTTTGAAGAAGTGGAGAAAAGCCACTTCCGCAGAAGCCATCATCGAAAAGGGGTACGATCAAGCGGTTGTAATGACTGGCGACGAAATGCTGAAAGATGTGCAGAAGGGAATCCGTAAGAACTTCTTTGTTTTTCTTTCTACTGGCACAGGCTCTGCTTCTGGAAAGACTTTCCAGGCTGCACTTGCACAGGCATGGGGACAGTTACAGGTGCTGTTTGAAGATGATGAAATTCAAGCAGTATACTTCATGAATCCGCTGGATGTGGCAGATTATCTGGCAACCGCACAAATCTCTTTACAAAATGCTTTTGGCATGACCTATGTAGAGAACTTCCTTGGACTTGGCACTGTTATCTTTAACAGTTCTGTACCAAAGGGAAGCATCTATGCAACCGCAAAAGATAATATTGTTCTGTACTACATTCCTGTAAACGGTGCTGATCTGGATGAAGCATTCACTTTTACTTCTGATGCAACCGGATATATTGGAATCCATGAAACGCCGGATTATGACAACATGACCTGTAAGGACACTGTCATTTCTGGCATTGTTCTTTTCGCAGAAAGAATTGACGGCATTGTAGTGTCCACAATTACAGGAGATAACACTCTTGGTACATTGACTGTTACCAGCATTGCAAGCGCCACAGACAATGGTAAAACAAAGATTACTGTAAGCCCTAGCAAAGGCGCAGGTAACTCTTATAAGTACAAGATTGGAGAATCCGCTCAAACTGTAACTTATGGAAAATCTGTACAGACGTGGGCTGCATGGGACGGTAGCGAAGAGATTACCGCAGAAACTGGAAAGATTATCACCGTAGTAGAATGCGATGGATCTTACAAGGCAGTTAAGGCTGGCAGCAAGGCAGTAGTAGCAAAAGATGAATAAGAGGTAACACATGGCAGAATATACGACTTTGGAGCAAGTAAAAATCCGTCTGAAACAATTTCATATTGATTCTGAAAGTTCCAAGGTCGTGTTTGACCATTTGGAAGAAAATCCTCTTTTGGAACAACTTATCAGTCAAGCAGAAGCCGACATCAGAGCAAAGAGAATATACCCGAAAAGCTACACGGAAGAGAAGATTGCTGCGGATATGAAAAAATTTCAGTCCGTGGTGGTTAATCTTGTCGTGTATGACAGATCGCAAGCCGGTGAAAACTTCATGGCAAGCTATTCAGAGAATGGAGTGTCGAGAACATGGAGAGACCGTGAGGATCTGTTTGTTGGTGTATTTCCATTTGCAAAAGTTTTATAACCCCATCGAAATCGAGGGGTTTAGAAGATTGTGCGTGACCATGTTACTGATTCCAGTAATAAGGTTGCAGGCGGCACACTTTAAGGGTGGTGGGCGGTGTGCCAACAAACAAGGAAGGCGGTATATGATGTGACTATAGAGTTATCTACAGCAATCATTATAAGCGTGTTATCACTCGGTTTTTCCGTCTACATTGGTCTGAAAAACAGCAAAAGAACAGACACAAAGGATATTGAGGAACGTGTGAAAGAAAACACACGCATCAACATGAAACTGGATACCATCCTTGATACTATCAATGAAATGAAAAGCGAGCGTTCAGAGATGAAGAAAGAGCTTGCAGTGCATGAACAGAAGCTGGCAAAGGTTGAAGCCAGTACGGCATCTGCGCATCATAGACTTGATGGAATTGAGGAAAGACTTAACATTAAAGAGAACGGAGGTAAGGAATGATGGATTTTTCACAGGTAGGAACTTGTGTTGCAATCGTGGTTATCTGCTATCTTGCCGGTATTGGAGCGAAACTGATTCCGGTTATTAAGGATAACTACATCCCAGTTGTTGTCGGCATTGTTGGTGGAATTCTCGGAGTAGTAGGAATGTATGTTATTCCGGATTTCCCGGCAAATGATGTGCTGAATGCAATTGCGGTCGGAATTGTTTCCGGTTTGGCAAGCACTGGTGTAAATCAGATTTACAAGCAGGTGAAGAAAGATGCTTGACATTAACAAGCAGGACATGAAGTACTCACGGCAGGGAGAAAAAGTCACGATTTATGACCGGGACGAAAACGGAGAAATAAAGTACATTGAGATGGACGGAGAAAAGATTCCGGTTGTTTTGAGAGAAACAACTGGATATTCTGAACCCGTCCTTTTTTCTGCCAACATCAGCAATAAGCTGTCGGAAGTACTGGTAAAAGAATTTGGTATTGATGATTCCAGTTCGTATTGTCAGATTGTTACCGATAAAGGCTATTTGCCGATTAAGGCAGGGGATGTTATCTGGAAGAAGTCTGAAGTAGGTCGTGACGATGACGGAATTGTGGACAGCAAGACTGCGGACTATGTTGTCAAAGGCATTGCAGACGAGGGACTGACAGCAGATTTGTTTTTGTTGCAAAAGACGGTGAAGTAGGTGATTGACTATGGAATGTGACAAAGAAAAATTAACTATTCCAAAACTGGAAAATGGAATTTTCACTGAAAAAGGTGTATGGATTCACGGATGTGACTATTCTAAAGAAGTGGTAGGAACATATGGGAAAGACAATCAATATCAACCTGTTTGACCAAAAGTCCATACAAGCGGCTGTAAAGGCTCTTAAAGACTATGAAAATAGTTTAACCTATAAATGTAGGCTACTGGCTGAAACGCTGGCAGAAAAGGGCGTAGAGATTGCTAGAGTGCAGATTGCTGACCTTGATGCTATCTTTACATCGGAACTTTTGCAAAGCATCCATTCTGAATATGTTGGCTCCGTAAAGGGTGGCGGTGTTTGGGCGGTGGTTGCCGGTACAGACCATGCGGCTTTTGTGGAGTTTGGTACTGGTGTTGTCGGAAAGCAGTCACCATATCCATATCAACTACCGGAAGGTGTTGACTGGCAGTATGCAAGTGGTAAGACAATCAGACAACTTGCGGACGGAAGATATGGTTGGTTTTATCCTGCGGATGACGGTAAATGGTATTTTACAGAAGGTATGCCGTCAAGACCATTTATGTACATGACTGCAATAGAACTTCGTGATATTGTATCACAGACAGCAAAGGTGGTGTTTGGTAGTGGATAATGAATATCAGTGGGTATCAGATTTTAAAGTCAAGATTGCATCGTACTTAAAAATGAAGATACCGCAGAGCCATCCTAAAGCTTATGTGACGGACAAAAGTAAGGATTTGTCAGACCCTACATTCCCTACCGTGTACTTTCATGCTATGCCATTTACAGAGACTGGACAAGACCTTGAAGCACGTTCGGTTAATGGAATCACAGCATCGTACCAAGTGGATGTGATAACCAACAAAAGTCAAGAAGAAGCCGAAGCTATCATGGCTACGGTTGCAGGACTTTTCAAACGTCTGCGATTTCAAATAACTTCCATGCCGGAGTTTAACAGCACTTCGCAGGACACATACAGAAGCACTGCACGGTTCAGAAGAACAGTAGGTGCTGATGATACATTGTAACTATTAGAGCCATATGGCTCTATTTTTTTATGCAAATTTAAGGAGGTATAAATTATGGCAGCAGCCGGAATTTCTACTTTAGGTATTACTTTCGGATATGGTACAGAGACAACCGCCGGAACAAAACCTACAAGTTTTAAGCAACTTACAAGAATTAATGCCATTGGCGGCATCAACATTGAACCGGAACAGATTGATGCTTCTGCGTTAGAAGATGCAATCACCAGATATGTAAAAGGTCGTGCAGATACTGGCGGTTCTTTTGCAGTCACAGTCAACTTTACATCAGAGACTGTTGCTGAATGGACTGCACTTATCACAGCCTATAAAGCTCTTACTGGTGTAAATAGAATGTGGTTTGAAACCGTTATTCCCGGAGAAGATAAATCTTTCTTCGTTGTTGCACAGCCGCCCGAGCAGATTCCACAACCCGAAATCGGACAGAACGAACTTCTGACGATCGAAATGAATCTTACCATTGAGGAATACAAGGGATTGGATGCTACCGTTGCACTGACAACGGGGGAATAGCAAGTCAGTCAGAAACAAATAACACTGCCGTGGCTGACTTTGATGAAGCGGTAGATGAAACATTAATTTAGCAAAAAGAGAGCCGTCTTCGGGCGGCTCCTTTCCAACAAAATGTTGGGGAAAGGATAAAATATGCTGAAAGTAAAATTTGGAGAAAAGGAACTGAACATTAAATTTGGTTACGAAGCAACCGTAAAAAACAACATTATTAAGAAACTGGCAAACCTTGAAAAGCAGGAAGACGGCATTGAATCCGTGAATAACATTCTCATGTTACTGCCGGAACTGATTCTTGTAGGTTTACAGAAATACCACTCTGATGAATACGGTTTCGACCCTTACAACAAAGAGCAGAAAGAAGCAAAGTTAAGCGAGGTTTATTCCATGCTTGATGATTATTTCGATTCTGACGAATCTGACATTCAGAAATTATTTGCTGATGTGCAAGGAGAACTGCTTGAAAACGGTTTTTTAGCGAAGCTCCTGAAACAGGAGCAGGAGAAGAACTCCAAGAAAGCACCGGAGAAGTCAGAGAACTAACATGGGAAATATACTGTAAAGAAGTACGTCCTATGTGGCTTTTATGCACAAAAGGATACGGATTTACAGTAAAAGATATAGATTCTTCCTGCCCTGCGGATTTAGAGCCTTATGCAGAAGCGTACAAGCTAGAAATGAAGCAGAGAGACAGAGAAATGTGGATGTGGTGGGGAGAATATGGACTAGCAGCAACATCTGTTGCCGTAGACCATTGCCTAAACGGTCGAAAAGCACAATCGAAGTATATTGACAAGCCTATTATAGAACTTGCTGACATTGCTAATAATGAAAAAGAAATTCAGAAGCAAAGGAAAGCGTTCCTTGCAGGACTTATGGCAATGCAGGCTAATTTTGAATTATCACATCCCAAAAAGGAGAAACAAACATGAGTTTAACAGGAATTGATGTTTCCTCATACCAGGGGACGATTAACTGGTGGGCGGTAAAACAGAACGGTATTGATTTTGCTATTTTGAAAGTCATCCGTAAGGATTTGAACCCGGACAAGAAGTTTGAAGAGAACTGGAAAGGTTGTAAAGAGCACAATGTCCATGTGAACGGAGTATATGAATACGGATATATTACAACGGTTGCAAAATCACGATCTGATGCAAGAAGAGTGCTTACTATTCTTAATGGCAGAAAAGTGACAGTATATCTTGATGTTGAAGATGCCGTTATGAAAGGTCTTGGCAAAAATATTATTTCCATTATCAATGCTTACGGCAAGGTCATCACCGATGCAGGATTGTCATTCGGCGTATACACTGGGGAAAGTTTTTACAAGACATACATTAAGCCTTATGGCGGTGTGAGTTATCCCATGTGGATTGCACGGTACGGAAAGAACAACGGCAAGTGTGATGTAAAGTATCAGCCGCAAGTACCTAACATGGTAGGCTGGCAGTACACTTCTAAAGGGCGTGTAGGCGGCATTGCAGGAAATGTGGACATGAATGTATGGTACAAGGAGTTAGATGCCGTATATGAGGATTCTACAAGCCATAGCAACCCTTATACAGAGCCGGAAAGACTTCTTTATTACAAGCGTCTGACAATGATGAAGGGAAATGATGTCAAGTGGGCGCAGTACGAACTTGTAAGGAAAGGCTTTATGCCGTCTGTAAATGCGAAAGGTAAGACGAACATTGACGGATATTTCGGAAAAACCACTTCTGATGCAGTAAAAGCATTCCAAAAGAGTGTAGGTATCAAAGTGGACGGAAAAATCGGTGCAGTCACAAGAGCATATCTCAAAAAGTAATTTTAGGAGCGGTAGGTGTCACAGCTTACCGCTCTTTTTCTTGGAAGTGACAGACACTTCCTTTTTTATTTCGGTAAAGGCGGTGCGGTATGGCAGATATTGATAATCTTCAAATAAAAATCAGTGCGGATGCGAACAAAGCCAAAAATGCACTGGATAAACTTGCATCAAGTCTTACGAATTTTCAGAGAAGTTTGTCTATTGATACATCCAAACTGACAAGCATTTCTAATAGCATACAGAGTATCGCAAATGCCGCCAGTTCCATGAATACAAGCGGCATTAAGAATATCTCCACATTGACAAATTCCATTAATAGAATGGGGAAAATAGATACAAGCGGATTAAGCAGGATTTCATCTGCACTGAAGACTTTTTCTGCTGACATGGCAGGAACAAAAGTAGATGGAGTAGGGGATATTGCGAGCATAGCATCTTCGATTTCAAGACTTGGTGGTGTGGCATCCGGCAGAGCAATCACAAACATTCCTTTACTAGCAAAGAATTTGAAGCAGTTATTTACAACTCTTTCAACCGCTCCGAATGTCAGTGAGAACATTATCCGCATGACAAATGCACTGGCAGGACTGGCATCTACTGGTGCGGCATCCGGCAGAGCCGCAAACTCTTTAGGACGGAATCTGAACACCTATACGGCAAGCGCAAAAAGAGCCACGAAGAGCACATTCAGTCTCGCAGCGGCTTTCGGCAGATTCTACGCAACCTATTTCCTTGTGATTCGTGGAATCAAAAGTCTGTGGAAGTCCATAGAGGGAACCACGGACTATATCGAAGCATTCAACTACTACACGGTAGCATTCAATAAAGTCGGCAAGGAATGGGGCAAGGATTTTGAAAAATTCGGTTACGACAACGCAGAGGATTATGCGCAGAGTTTTGGAAACCGTGTAAATGAACTGCTTGGTAAAATGTCCGGTCTGAAAGTAGATGTAGACGGTGGATTGATTTCTGAAAGCGGAATGAAGAACCTGGGTCTGAATTTGCAAGAGATCACGCAGTATGCTTCACAGTTGGCATCCATTACCAACTCTTTAGGGCAGACCGGAGAAGTCACTACGGCAATTTCAAAGTCTATGACAATGCTTGCCGGGGATATATCCTCTCTGTTTAACGTGGATTTCAGCACGGTTGCAACCAACTTGCAGTCCGGTTTAATCGGTCAGTCAAGAGCACTGTATAAGTATGGTATTGATATCACGAATGCCACCTTACAGACCTATGCTTACAGATACGGCATTGAAAAAGCTGTCTCTGAAATGTCACAGGCAGAAAAACAGCAGTTGCGTCTACTGGCAATCTTAGACCAGTCCAAAGTATCATGGGGAGACTTGGCGAATACAATTAATTCTCCAAGTAATATGATCCGTCAGTTTACCAACAACGTAAAAGAAGCCGGAATGGTACTGGGACAGTTGTTTATTCCGGTATTGCAGAAAGTACTTCCTGTTATTAACGGTGTCGTAATTGCGATTAAGAGACTGCTTGTTAGTGTGGCAAGCTTACTGGGAATCAAGATTGACTTTTCGTCATTCGGTCAAGGTGTATCCGGGTACAATGAAGATTTGGAAGATACGGCAGATGCGCTGGATAAAGTAGGGAAAAGTGCAAAAAAAGCTAAAAGTTATTCGCTTGGTATTGATGAATTAAATATCATTGACCCTAACAGCGGTTCAAGCGGAAGTTCTTCTGCTGGTGGAGCAGGAATTGACCTTACCAAGGAAATCATGGATGCTACTGCTGAATACGAAAAAGTATGGCAGGAAGCATTTGACAAGATGCAGAATACAGCTATGGGTTGGGCTGACAAAGTAAGCAAGGTGTTTAAGCCAGTAAAAGATATTATAGAAGATCTGGCGTATGCATTTAAGTTTGATTCGGATGCATGGTTTAAGGTTGCCGGAATGGATACGTCCAAACTGGTAACTGGTATTTTCGATTGGTTCACAAAAGCAATAGATTCTGTGGACTGGGAAAAAATCGGAAGACACATAGGTAGTTTCTTGGACGGAATGGATTGGACAGAAATCTTTACATCTGCCGGAAATTTCATAGAAACTGCCATAGATGCTGCTATCGACCTGTGGAAAGGAAGCTTCGATGCTGCACCGATTGAAACCACTATTATCACAGCAATAGGACTTTTAAAGTTTACTGGCGTTGGAGATATCATATGGGGGAAAATATCGGACAAGTTATCAGCCAAAGTACTTGGATCAAGCATAGGAATAGTTCCAACAATTGCAGTAGCTGCGGTTACTTGGGAGATTGGATTTAATGTCGGAAAATCATTAGGTGAAGCACTTTTTCCTGACGATAAAGAAATCTATGAAAATTTCTCATTTTTAGGAGAAGGTGGATTTTTTGATACAATAAAAAACACTGATTTTTCAATACTATTTGACGCTTGGAAACAGATGAACTCTGATGCGGCAGATTTTTTAACAAAAACAATGCCTATAAGACAGTTTTTTGATTTTCTATCACAATTTAAACTGGATGTAAACGATACATTTGGTTTAGTATCAGTGTTTGAAAATTTAAAACCTATTGCTGAAAACTGGTTTAATGAATATGTCAAGCCTTGGTTTTCGACCGAAAGATGGAGTGAACTGGGAGAAAATATAAAGCAATCATTGTCTGATAAATGGGATTCATTTACACAATGGTGGAGCGGCACTGGTATTCCTTCGTGGTGGAATGGTAATGTATCTCCGTGGTTTACTAAAGAGAAATGGCAAAATTTTGGAGAAACCATTAAGTCTTCATTAAAAGACAAGTGGACAAGTTTCACGTTGTGGTGGAGTGGTATTGGATTTGCTAAATGGTGGAACAATGTAAAATCATACTTTACTACCGAGAAATGGACATGGAGTGGCATAAAAGATGGATTATCTAATGCATGGAATAATGCCATAGAGGCTGTCAAACAAATTTGGAATAGGTTTGCAAACTGGATAAATGATAAACTTAATTTCTCATGGGATCCTATAACGATAGCCGGAATACAACTTGCACCAGGAGGAAGCATTAGTCTTGGTAAAATTCCTACTTTTGAAACTGGTGGTTACGTTCCAAGCCGATACACAATGTTTATGGCAGGAGAGAACGGTGTACCGGAGATTGCCGGAACAGTAGGTGGAAAAACAGCGGTTGCCGGTGGAGTTGAAATCACCGGAATCAAAGACGCCATTAACACCACAGCAGAAGCACAAATGCGCATGATGCAACAGGAAATTGACCTGCTTAAGCAGTTACTTGCAAAAGAAACATCTGTCAATATCGGTGATAGAGACATAGCAAGGGCAAGCTTAAGAGGTCAGAAAGCTATGGGATTACAGATTATTACTTAAGGGTGGGATTTATTCCCACTCTTTTTTTCTATGGAGGAAAACACAATGATAGCAAGAGCAAGTGATTTCATCATAGTAAACGGAGTACGTTTTCCGTGCCCAGCTCCAGGAATGGAAATAGTTCGGTCACAAACGGTTGATTCGGGAAGAAATGTAAATGCTGCAATTGTCGGTCAGAAAGTCGGAAGAAAATTGTGGAAGATAAATAATCTTCAATGGAATGGTTTAGATGCGGAAACATGGAAAGAAATGCAAGATGCGTTAGAGCCATTTTTTGTGCAAGTTACGTTTACTGGGGATGACAATGTAAGGCATACACACACAATGTATCCAGGAGACACTACCGGTAAGCCGTTGTTTTTGGATGATATTTTTTATAGGAACTATGAGACGTGTAAATTCAATTTAATTGATTGTGGGTGGGAAGAATGATAAAAGCTTCTAACGCTTATAAGTCTGCAATGCAGAAAAAGATAAGAGACAGGGCATACATATCAATTACTCTCGGTGTAGTAAATGGTGATGCACAAAATACGGCTCATTTTGATGGTGATTACGCATACTGGGGAAACAAGGTTTTGCCGTTTAGAAATGATGCAGAATATACGGAATATGCTACCTTGGAACAAAATTATATGCGTGTAGACGGTCAAATGTATTTTCTTCCGAGAGAGACAAGCCGATTGTACCAGCTACGTAATGCTCCATTAACTACACAAAAAATAATGGAAACTGTAAAAGTAGCATTTCCACAAGAGTATTCCATCAAAGGACTTACAATAGATTTTGGGAAATATTACCCGACTAGCTTCAAAATTGTTACAGATGAAAAAGAATTGACTTATACAAATGATAAACACGATTTTTCAACAACAGATGTAATCGGAAACACCAAAAATATACAAATAATTCCTATATCTATGGTCGGAGGAAATAAACGTATTAGAGTAGAAAAAATCGTAATGGGTGTTGGATTGACATATAGAAATAATGATGTGTCAACAGCATCTTTTGAAGAATTTGTTAATGGAATTTCAGCGGAGATTCCATACAGAAAATTATCTGTAACAATACTGGATAAAAACAATGTATACAATGTAGACGATGATAATTCATTTATCAATTTCCTTGAAACAGGACAAAAAATGGAGTTATCATACGGAATGGTCCTGTCAGACGAAACAGTAGAATGGCATAAAAAAGCCACGATGCTTTTGACTGACTGGAACTCTAAAAAAAATCAAATGTCTTTCACCGCAAATGATGTTCTTTCAACTTTGGAAGACAACTATACAATAGGAAATAAAATATACGATAGAACAGCATATGCAGAAGCTATTAGCATTCTAAAAGATGCAGGATTCGAGCCTGATGAGTATTTTGTTGACGATTGTTTAAGAGATGTGAGCCTACACAATCCAATGCCAGAAGCATCTCACAAAGAATGTTTACAGTTGTTGTGCAACGCTTCAAGATGCATTTTATTTGTAGATTCTGACGGAAGAGTAAATATTAAAGCCAACTTTGCAAATGTTATAGATCCGGCAGATATGCAGGTTACATCAAACGGAACTGCATGGTGGGGAAATGCCACTAATGTATTATATGGAAACAACAATGTATATGCAGAGCTGACAAGGAATTTTATGCGTGTAGACGGTTCACAACTTTTTCTTCCGAGGAATACCGGTACAGCCATTGAACAGACAGGATATGTTACGAGCAATGTTTCTGATGAAAATGGATTGTTTTCGGAGAATCCAGTGCTTACATTAAAACTTCCTGCAGCATACACGTATTATGGATTGTATATTTCATTCCAGGGTAATCCTCCAAAAGAGATGAAAGTATCGACATATAATGGAGATACACTTCTTAAGACTTTCAAATATGATGATTTGAAAGAAAAATCATTGTTAAATGATGAATTTGAAAACTTCGACAGTATTCGTTTCGAGATAACAAAAGCATATCCTAAAAACAGAGTTTTGATTGATAAAATCAGTTTTGGAGATTTATCTGATTATGAGTTGAAAAAAGACTCCATGACAGAAAATCCTTATGGATACGCAGAAAGAAAAACAAAAGAAGTTTTTGTCAAAATATATACATTTCAAAATGGAGAGGATAATACACCGCAAGTAGTTGAAGATAATGTATATCTAAAGAAATCAATTAACAACTCTGGCGAAATAAGGTATTGTGAAAATCAACTTATTTCAACGGAAGATCATGCAAGGACAGTTGCTGAATGGCTTGGGAATTATTATGCGAATAATATTTCTTATGATGTTCAATACAGAGGGGATCCGGTGCTGGCAGCTGCTGATATTATTTTCATGGAAAGTGATATTGTAAACAGCTTACAAGTAGAAGTGGAAACACACAAATTAAACTTTAATGGTGCTTTTAGTGGATCATTGCAACTACGAAGAGCAATGAGAACATAAGGAGGTTGTAATGAAAAAAATAATTAACGGTCTTCTGTATAACACACAAACTTCTGAAATAATATATGTTGATGAAATGACAAACAGAAAAATATTCAGAACAGAAAAAGGTAATTTTTTCTTGTTTTATCCAAACGGGGAAATAGTGCCGAAAACAAAAGAAGATATAAAAGAGTATTTGGGGCTGAATGATACAGAGAAATATATAGAATTGTTTGGAGATGTGGAGGAAGCATAATGTGGGCAGATCCTAAAACAAATTGGTCTTCTGAATGGAATGGTGAAACATATATAGGAGATTATTTTTTATATACAGATTATAACCGTATTAAAAATAATCTTTTGGAACTAAAAAGCACTGCAGAATCTATGTATAAAATATCATCTTTTAATCTTGGAGAGGATAAGGTTGAAGCAGATCTTATTTATGCCGATGAAGTTACTTTATTTGAAACTACGCTGGCAGAAATTAACAGTTCCACTTTCTCATTTCCTGAACAATTTAAAGCATGGAAAGAGAATAAATCGGTTCCAACATATGAAGACTGGAACAGGATAGAATCGTTGCAGTTAAAAATATACAATACGTTAGTAGCACAAAGAAAAGCGCAGAACCGACTTGCCTTTACGCTTGGCGGTCAGAAAGGATTTAAGGTATAATTATGGCAGATTTAAAAACAAACTATGTTGATGATGTATTAGACACAACTAAAAATCAGTTAAGAAAATATCAGCAAATACAAAATGACGATGGAACTGTTTCTTTTGTTGATGTTACTGAATATACTCAAGTAGGAACCTCATTCGGTGCAAAAGACATCAATGATACTAATGCAGCCATTAATGATGTAAATGGCAAGTTACCACAATTAAAAGTACTTAAAATACCGTTAGGCGTAAAAACTACACTAAACCCTGGAATTTTTTCGCTATTATTTCCAACAAAAAAAGAAGGTTATACTCCAATAGCCATTAAATCATGGGCTTTGTTTAACAGAGACGGGGCTGATAATATACATATTAATGGTGTTGTAACAGATCAGAATGTGTCAATAGAGGGTAAAATATCTGGATCAAATCAGATAATTATACCGTCCGATGCTTTTGTCGAAGTATTATATTTAGTCAATTAAATTTATAAATAAGGTTTTAAACAAATTGCGGTAAGAGTTCCTCTATAGGTGAGATCGGATGTTACAGTCACAAAG